TTTGTCAAGTTGTTCATCGTTGTATTTTTCCAATTGATCTTTGAGTTCTCTATATTTCATGTTTAGTCGTGGAAATCTGGAATAAATGGTTCTTGACAATTTTGAGGGAGTTTTTCGATTACTACTTCTTCCCAACTACCACCAACACCGCCATCCATGTTGACCACGATATCTCGGGTAGGAAGTTGTTTACCTAGACTGACATCAACGATATCACCTGGCAGAGGAATAAACGTATAGTAGTGACCCTCCCACCTACGGTTTCTCATACCAAGAAGATTGATTGCATCTCTTTCAGAACCACAATCAGCAATTTTTTCTCCTCTAGGATTAAACACAGAATAGTAACCGTTCAAAACTTAAATCCCTCAAATGATTTTTTTGGTTTTGGTTCCTCATTAGTATACTCTTCTTCCTGACCACTGTCAAGAATGTCATCCTGTGCTGACTGCTCACAATCATACAGACGCATCTTGGCACGGTCGATACCAACCACAAACCGTTTAGAAATAGTTGGATCGTTATATCTATTCTTCAATTGTTTTACCATAATCTGTCCAAGCCCTTCAAGGTCATCTGTAGAAATAAGGGCAAACATAAGATCAGCAGTAGCAGGCAACCCAAAGGACTCACTTGTATCAGTAAGCTCCACATCAGAGCTGCCATAACCAGAACGAGTGGTCTGAGTGGCAGATACGATAGGGACGTTTGCCTCGCAAGCAAGTCCTCTAAGCTCCTCAGCAATTGCTTTGACAACAGTATATGAATTGACATTGCTACCTGCGCGATACCTTTCGGAAGCACATATATTAAGGTAATCAATGAAAATAATATCAGGTCTAAATGACTTCTTAAGTGCGAGTTCATTAAGAAGTGCCCTAAAGTGGCCACTATGAGCACTGGCAGTTGGATACTCCTTAATAATTAGGGACCCTTGCGTTTTTTGTGACAGTTTTGTTACCTTTTCCTCAAACATCACCTTAGGAAGATCTGTTATCTCCTGGATAGGTACATTGAGCAAGTTAGCGTCAATTCTTTCTGCAATTTTTTCCTCAGCCATTTCAGCCGTGATGTATAGTACGTTTTTCCCTCCCAAGAGTGCGGAAGCTGCAACATGGCACATAAACAAACTTTTGCCGACACCAGTGCCAGCAAGAGCAATGTTAAGCGTTTTATTCGGAAGACCACCCTTTGTAATTTTGTTGAAATACTCAAGATCAAATGGAATCTTGTCTTCTTTGCGATGGTATGATTCATATCTTTCCTCATAATCAAGTAGGTAATCATGTCCCACATGTGCATCAAAAGAAACTGCTAGAGCCTCAGATAGAATGCTGGGAATTGCATCACGGTCTTTGTCTTTATCTTTTCCATCAGCGAGTGCAATTGATTCCATCAGTGCCAAATAAATGGCACGATCACGACACCATTTTTCTGTGGTGTCACATAACCAATCATAATCCGTAGCAACATCTTCAAGGTAACTGATGAGTTTAGTCACTTCAGTAAAAGAAGTATCATTAATATCTTGACGCTTCTCTACCTCAATACAAAGAACTTCTTTAGTTGCAGGTTTATTATACTCTGTGACAAATTTTTCAATCTCTTGGAATGCGATCTTCTGATGAGGATCTTCAAAATAATCTGATTTAATAAACGGGATTACTTTGCGAAGATATTCCTCATTGTAAAGAAGATTTCTTAAAATTAAAATTTCAACTCTGTCCATGTGGTATATCAAATACAAAGGTTATACGTGTCTCGTCACCGATATTAACGGTTCCATGCGGTAGTTTATTGTTAAACCACAAAAGAGTTCCTGGTTCAACAATGACAGTTTCTTTGCCGCAGAAATATTGATACCTTCCAAGTATAGAAAGGTGATATCTGTCTCTGCTCAGATAGTATTTACCTTGATCGATATGTGCCCCAACTGCTTCATCAATAGGAAGTGAAAGAAAGCCGCATCTATGAATATCTGCTTTCTTAAATTGCTTACGTATAATTTTTCGGATCTCACTATGATGAGCATAGGCAGGAGTCTTGATGTTGATCTCCGAGTCTCCCACAAAATCTTCCTTGTGTTTGACACCACCTATTATAAGTTGAAGTGCGCTTATTGGCAAGTCAGCAAATCCTCTATCAATTAAAGACTGAGAGTCCTTCAGATTTTTCTGATGGTCCCAGTCCTGTGGATATTTCTTCAGTTGCTGAATGACTTTAGATACATTGATCCCGGTTTTCAGAACTTTGATCATGACCCATAACTAAACTCTTCTTTTGCAATTTCATCCAGTTTCTCCATCACCTCAGGAGTAAAGTATGACTCTGGATCCTTGTAGATCGCTTTGGCATAGACTTTCTTACCGTCTATCTCATAACGACCTGCAACGTTTTTCCAAAGTCCGCCGAGTTCACCGAGTTCAAGAAGACCGTAATATCGATCAAGACCACGCTCATCGTAATACAAACGTATGGTAGCATCTTTATTCTCCTTACTCAAACGCGACTTTGCTGTCTTAGCTTTAATAAGATTTCCAATGACTTCTGTTCCATCTTTTTCTTTCTTTTTGCTGAGATAAATGATCGTAGACGCAGCATATTTGAGACCGCTGCCTCCGCCCATTTCTTTGGTGGGAACGTATGATCCGATGACATCGTAGGTGTGATTGGTGACGATTAGTGGAATGTTAGCCTGACCAAGTTTGAGTGTAAGCATTCGGAATGCTCCTTTGACAAGTTGGGATTTGGTCATGTCCCTGACTTGCTTATCATCTAGTGCATCACGAATCTCCTTCTCTGTGGAAAGCATACCCAGAGAGTCTAACACAAACATGCAAGGTTTGCGTTCGTCCTCAGATTTTTTTAAATATATATCTACTGCCTTCAGTGCTTTTGTTCTGAACTCTTCAATCGTGACAACATTAACCACCACAAAACGATCCATGTCTATCCCACGACTTGCGATAAGACTCTTGTTAACAGCAGCTTCAGTGTCAAAATATAGACAATACCCATCAGGATTAGCATCAAGGAAGTTTTTGACAACCGCAAGCGAGAAGAA